GGCAATCGCGGCGGCGCGGCCGGCGTCGGAGTTGCAGCCATCAACGGCGGCAACGGCATCGTCTCCGAGCCCCATGACACGGACACGCGCACCCTTGTAGGGGCGGGCGTGTCCGGAGAGGTGGTAGAACGTGGTGGGCACATTGAATGTGGTATTGCCCACCGATGTTGCGTAGGTGCCCGACGGTCGATTGCCGTCCTCCTTGGCGTACTTGGTGCCACACTTAGTGCGGCCCCGCATGGCCAGTTCGGTGGCCACGGCAGCAAGGACGGGGGGTCGGGCCCCGCAGCGCGCATAGATCTCGTGCTCTAGCCGCTGCAACAGTGCTCTGTAGCAAGAATCGAACCTCGCTTTATCCGTTGCCAACGGCAAACAGAACACCGTGAACTGTGCAATGGTATATTCCAACCATCCACCCACCTCTTCAGCCGTCATGCCAGCGCTGTACGTCAAGACGTGTTCCACGTTCCACTTGGCCTTCACCATCTCGGAGAATGCCTGGAGAAACGGACCGACGGTGGCCTGGTACTGGGCGTCCTTGGCTTGTATGAGCCGCGGATCCCCATGCACCGGCTCGCGGTCGGAGTCAATCTTGAGGTTGTTTTCCCTTTTGACGAAGGCGGCGTTTTCGTCGAAGCGCGTGGACATATTGCCAGAGGCAATTTGCTCAAGCGCGCTCGCGTAGACGGCCCTCTTGTTCGGGGGATAGCGGGACAACCAGACGTCATCAGTCACGGCCTCAACGGGTTCAAACAAATCATCGAAATAGAAATGGACCCATTGGGCATATTCGTAGAAGGCGTTGGTGTCAATGACGGGGGGCACTTTAAGCACCCGATTACGCAAGGCCACGTGCTCGTTGTGGGCACAAGACCGGTAATGGAATGGCTCGAGGCACAGGAGCGAGGGCCCGCACTTGACGGCACCCACCTTGGGGGTGCAAATCAAGCCATATTCGGGGCTCAGTCGCACAGTTGCGTCCTCGGCGAGAGGTTTGAGTGGTCGCTCCACACACACATCGGGCAATTTGAACGAGCGGTCTGTGCCAATGGCTCTGACCAGCTCCCTGCATGCGACCTCGGGGGGAATGCGAGTGTCAACAACGGCAGGACCTTTCCTGGATTCAGCGAAGTGCGCGGCCAGATATAGGCCAGCAGACACGCCCATGGCGACCAAGGGCGCGTTGGCCGCTATGCAGCCAACACCCTTGGTGACCCAAGACGCATCGAGGCCAAGCACGGCATGGACAGACTGGGGGATGATATTGATCACGCCAAGCAAAGCATGGCTGATGCCCCGAAAGACCTGACGGTCAGAGTCGTCGCACTGATTGTAAAAGGTGTGGAATGCCCACGGAAGGGATTGCACGAACACGTTGCGGCCCCAATGCTTCAGGCGCTGCACCAATGGCGCTGGCCCGAGGAAGAGGCTCCAGCACTCATGTGCACTGCTGGCCAACATGGTCGTCCCGTTCACCACGTGTCCCAAGAGGGGCAAGGGGTGAGCTTTCAAGACCGTGAGGTTCCAGTTGAGGTGCAGAAGGATGCCGGCGACGAGGGGCACCTTGGCCCACACATCGTGTGCGTTGTATGTCGTGATGGCATCGAGGGGCGGCACGACGGCCACCTCCCGGTCCACGATCCGTGTTGCCACCTCAATGAAGGGCAGCAAGGCAGTGGGTGTGCATCGCTTGAACAACTCCTCATACACGATGAACAACAGGATGCTCCCAAGCTGTCTGGGTGATAAAACAGCGAGGGGGTTGACCACTTTGACGGCGATGCTCCCGACGGTCCTGGCCTTGGCCACGGCGGCGACAAAGCGCAGCAGAGACCGAATGACCGAGAACCGGGAGAGACGTCCAGCGCTCGCAAGCACAAAAGCAAGGGCCGCCGTCTGGAACCAACGGTTCAACAGCAGTCGCTTGATGATGGGTAGCATGCCCCACAACCCGTCGACTGAGATGGAAGATGTCCAAGTCTTTTGAAGGGTGTTGTGGAGGTTGCCTGATGCGGCGGGGAAATCGATGGCGCCGCGAATGGCGGCCACCTCGTCGTCGATGTCCATGACGAACACGTAAGGCAGGATGTGCGTTGCGATGTCGGCCATGGCAGTGGGCGTGATGTTGAACTGGGTCACTTTCCCTTTGGCGAAGTTGACAAAGGACACCCAAGAATCTTTGTCTCGGGGCCTGTGGGCCAAGTTCGAACGCAGGGCAGCAAGATAGTCTTTGGGCACCACGACCCGACGTGAGTCGGCGTAGTGCCAGACAGTGATGCCGGCACAAGACATGACGCGTCTCACTGGCGACTGAATAGTTACGAGTGAGGAGGCGTGGTCTTTGGTGTGTGACATGATCCCTCGAATGTCGATCTCGCCCACCTTATTGGCGGACAGAGCGTCATGGAAGGAGATGAGGGTGCTGGTGGGCACAGGTGCGTTTAAAAACGGCTTTTCGACGAGCGTAAACCCAACGATGGCGACGTCGTCCACCAATATTTCCCGCGACCAAACCATGGTGATCCCGTCGGGGGTGGTGTACTGCGTCTTGCCGTCGAACCAAGCCATCTCGTAATGTTGATAAGGCTCGGACTCTTGCCCCGTAACCACGGCGACGACGCCACTCTCCTCGGTGTGCCAGCGGTATTGACCGCCGGCAGACGTACCGGTTGGGGTGGCATGGGCGTGGTGCGCGGAGTAGAGGGATCGGGTGCGGCAGTGCTGCAGAGCGGCCACAATCTCATTGGGCGACAAATAATACAGCACATCTTGGGCCATGAACGCATCTATCGTCCCATCACCAGCGTAGTGGCGGGAATCGACATGATTGCAGTTGTGGGCGAGCACGTCGGACAGCTGGCAATGGCAATAGCGCAGCTGTTTCCCAGAGTCCTTGGACGCGCGGCGGTTAGCATTCCGCAGGGCATCTTTGGCACAGAGGGTTGGGCACAACGAATGGACGTTGGCCCGTTTTGCCTCGTAGTGGCGAACTGGGTTGCCCCCAATGTCCACGATGGTGTTGCAACCCTTGAGCTGTTCATACACCAGGTGTTCAGTGTACTCCCGAATGACGGCGGCTATTGGATGGCCGGTTCGCTTGGGGTACTGGAGGGGCAAGGGCAAGACCTGTCGCTTGATTAAGCGTTCGACGGTCTCGCGTTCATTCTCACTAACGTGGGTTTGGGTCAAAAACCGACCCTGGGCGTCGCACTGGAAAGGGATTTGAGCCCTCACGGCGACGCCAGCGGCCGGAGACACGGCCGCACTGGGAGTTTTTGCAACCTGGAGAGTCTCTTGTTCCAGGTCGGCCTCCTCTTGGGCGGCCGAAGGGATGGGGGGGAGCGGTCTGCCAGCACGAGCTGGCCGCACCTCCCCAGTTCCCGCGGACGTCCCAACGTCCGCTTTGTCCTTTTGTGACCTGCCGGCCGACGGGACTTTGTCGGCGCTTGGCTTGCCTTTTGGGGCAGGCGATCGCGAAGCCGCACGCCCCTTGGGGCGTCGGGTTCCGGTCTTGATTTTGTCTCCATCAGCCTTTTTCGGGGGTGCCGGGCTTTTGGCCCGGCGGCCGCCGCTGCGGGCTGGGGTCGTGGTGCTGGACGATCCAGAGACGATTACTTCACGTTGGTCAGGCATTTGAAGCAGGAAGCGATAAATTTCCAATTGAAT